TCAGCGTCACGCAATGACGACGCACCACGGGTCAAGATAAAAGAATCAACAGGCACGTTAGCGATGGTGATTTTCTTGGTCTTCTTCATGACCTTGAATTTCACGTCATAGCGCTGACCCTCACGCTCATCCTGACTGGCGACCTCAACAGAATCAACTTTGTCGCCCGCTTCCAGATCGGTGATTACCAGCGCCAGCTCATCCTCAGTCAGTCCCTGATACGTCACATACTCGGCAGTGCGTGTTTCTTCGGGGTAAAACTTGAGCACTGAGCACTTCGCAAATCCTGGCTCTTTCAGAAAGTCGAACAGGATTTTGAAACTGTCACGCTGGCCGCGAATCAGGTAATGCGCGTATTCAGTCTTTTGTCTGGCCTCTTCAATGTCATTCTGGCCAAATGGCTTGAAAGACATGATTTTGTTGCTGCCAAGGAATATGCGAGCGAGCGGAGGCATGTCGCTCTCGACCATATCATAATGATCTGAACTTACTACCTTGGAGCGCCCGTCTACTTCGTCACCGTACAAGTCCTGATTGTGCGACTGGTACAAAACGCGATTGATAGCATTAAATTCGTCGTTCGAATATTTGATAGTGTTAGCGAGCTGGCTTTTCACCACCGCTAACAATTCGTCACGACCCATAGCCATCAGATAATGCCCTTCGTTTTAAACTTGAGTTCTTTTCGTTCCTTCGGCTTTTGAATAATGCCGGGAAACAATTCAGAAAACGCCCACACGCAGTTATGGACGAGTACGCCGTTGGCAAAAAACTCATGACAATCATGAGTGTGGATGTTAAATACAGGTTGCTCTTTGCCGTCTAAGCGCCGCACCGCAACTACGTGAACATGTTTCCGGCTTGTTGCGATACTTGTTTTTGACGTAATCTTTTCCGCAAACAGGGCAAGTGGCGATGACAGTGTATCGATTAGTCTTGTCTGCCATCTTTCGGTGACACTTTCTAGAGCAGTATCGCAAGCCATCTTTGCTAGGATGGTTCTTCTTGAAGGAGCTAATTTCAGCTCCGCAAGAGGCGCAGTTCCCGATTGCAGCCCGCTCTCTGTTGCTCCACGCCTGTTTTGCGTGTTGCGAGTGCCAAGCCAAGCCTTTTCCAGACGAGTGCCACTCCGCCGCCCTCTTTCTGGCGAGAGCACCGATGACAGTGTTCCGTTGATCGTCATGCTTAGCGTTGTGTTCGGTGCCGGAAACGCATTCAAGGTTGGTGATATCGTTGCTAAAGAAATCGCCGTCGACATGATGGATGTGAAAGCCTTTTGGAATAGGCCCATTATGGTGTTCCCAGACTGCTCGGTGCAGAGTTTTGAACCCTCTCCCTGTAACAAGGCAGTAATATCTTTGTTTACTCTTATCTTTGCTGCTTGGATACCGGCGATAGACGTTTCCATTAAAGACGATTTCTGTAGGGCGCATATGTCTTCTTTCCTCAGGATTTCGCTTCCTGAGATTATACAAGAGATCGGCACAAACCCCAAACCAATGCAATAGATCGGGTGCTCTCCTGTGCCCACAATTTCTGAGCCATCCGAAAACGTAACTCTATAAACAACAGCCTTTTCGCGCGTTTTCCCGGCCCATTCAATGTTCTTCCACCCAAGACGCGTAAGAACCTTGCGGTCTGTGGTCACATCTTCGATAGGGATTTCCCCGGCGTCAGTTGTCACTAGCGTACCCGCGACAAGGCAGGCGTCCGCGCGGTCAGGAGATCGCAGCCCCTGATATCCACTCACAGAGAAAGCGCATAGCTGTTCTTCGATCTCTGGGAAGTAGCCGATGTGGTGTACTTTGTTTTGTTCGTAAAGCGCCGCTATTGGTTCAGCGCGCACAACTTTACCGCGCGATGCTGTAACCATGCTAAACGCTACGTTTGAATCCGCAGTCCTGACGCACATTTCTACCATGGCCCCGCCATAGTTGGATTCTGCGACGATTCTGTCAGCTCTGTGCCGCTTGTATGCCGTAACAGCAATTTGACCCCACTGCTCAGGCTTGTATCGACCTGACAAATCCTCAAGCAAATAACCATGTCCATCCGCACCAAGGGCAGCGACCACAATACCTATCTCGTCAGACCTTGTATCTTCTTCACCTGAGCACCCGGATGGGTCAACGGCTACCACGATCCGCAGGAAATCAGGCAGATTTTCTTCTTTTCTGCCGAGCCTGCGATTACGCGAGAAAATATCATCAGTCCACAAAGCGCCATCTGAATCGTCGGCAAACTTGCCAAGCAAAAACCGGTTGCGCGCCTTTTCTGGCAGGCTTTCCAACAACTTCAGATAGCCGCTATCCAGGTTTTCTTTGTTGTCTGCCGGGTTAATCAGGAAAAAATCGTAGTCGTCTGGATCGCGTTCAGGCTGGTTATTCTCAGGGTTTTTCTTGTCGATAAACAGCTGATACGTCCAGTGCCGTTTCGATGGCGGGTTGAAATCGTAATAGGCTTTTAGCCTTAAATTCTGCGTCTTTTGCGCAAGGCGTGATAGCGCAAGCACAACAGACTGAAACGGTATCTGCGAGCACTCGTTGAAATAGATCGTTGCGTACTCTTGCCCGAGTATTTTCTCGGTTCGCTCTTTGTCATCCAGACCGCCGAACCATATCTCTGACTCATTCGGCAGCTTTAAAAACCAGTCTGTTTTGTTGAGCGTACAGCGCTCCCACAGCCCAGGCCAGCACAGTTTTATCACCTTGGGCAGCGTGTCGTAAATGATCGACGACTTGATGCTGTTGAACCGAAATCGGAATAGCGCGTGACGACTACCAGCGGCCTTTAGCGCGCGCAACATTACGGCGCGAACAAGCAGAAACGTTTTCCCGCTTCTTGATCCACCCCCCAACGCGCAATGAGTCGCATCCGATATCAGGCAATCCATTGCCTTGTCTTGAGCAGTGGTGAGCTTAAACGGCTGCATCTTTCCCGCTGATGTTGACCGTCAGACCCTTTATTTCGGTTTCTGAGCTGTCTTTAAGACCAAGGTCTCTGGCTATGATATTCGGATTCAGAAGGTCGGCAGCGGCCCCTGTAAACTTCTGCTCGCGGATTATGTTCTCAACCTGAGATGTGACTCTCAAAAAATCAGGGCTGTTCTTGTAGTTGGTCCACGTGTTGAGGCAGATATCCAAGAAGATGCACAACCCATCAATGGTCATAGCCCGCATCTTTGCCACCGGCTCTTGGATGACTGCGCCCTGGTAAGCAAAAGCCTTGACCTCATACAGCGGATTGTCTTCTACCCACTGGAAATACTCACAGCAGGCATCCCAAAGTACGTCTGGAGTCGCAAATATCGGCTTTCTGCCGTGCGAGCTGCGTTGCTCCCAAAGTCTGTTGCCTGGCTTAAACTGCATACACTCCCTCTCGGGTTGGTGTGAATTATCCCAATCCCACCAAGTTGGTGGCAGTGGTGCTTGTGCTGTTGACCCTGATAGCCCTAACAGGCAGGATGACTCCAGCCGGTACACCTGGGAACGTCGTGGTAGTGCTGTCTGGCCATACAACAACAACGTCGCCCGTACCCCCTACGTAAATACCTCGGGTCATGCGAGAAAAATTGGTTACGTCGCTTGGTGTAATTGCGAATCCGTTGCTCGCCGGGTCGGAATAGCTCATATATGGATACCTGTGCTGATTTGTAGACGGCCTGACAGAACAGCAACATTCGCGGGTAATGCAACTGTGATCGTGAACGCCTCTTCTCGGGTGTTGCCTGCGGAATCCGTTACTCTGATCCTGACTGAGCGGGTACTGACGCCAAGAGCGCCAGGGTCATTACAACGCAGGCGAGTGCCATCGATGTTAAAGCTCGCGTTATCAGTGTCACCGGTGCCCGCCACAAGCGTATAAGTAAACGTTTCGCCCGCGTCCGCATCAACTGCCGATAGTGTGCCAACGGTTGCATTTAGCCCCCCGGTCGTATAGACAGTGGTGTTTGATAGCAGGAGATCGCTGGGTGTGTTGTTTACTGTGCTGCCGTTTGTGATCGACTGCCCGGTTACCGACTCAAGGTCATTGCCTGCGCCGTCCTGTATGCCGTCACCCGGGTTTGTGTAGGCATAGGTTAGCGTCTCTGTGTCGCTGATCGTGCGGCTTGTCGCGTAGACGAGGCTTGATGTGCCTGACCCACTGCTGTATGCGAGAGTGACAGCCGCACCGCCGTTTGTGGGGCTCAACGTAAATCCGGTATTGCCGCCTGCGCCGAACTCGACAGACTCATCAAATCCAATCGTTACACTATCGCCATCAGTAGCAACTGTGAATGACAATATCGTGGGGGCGTCTATGTCTGGACCGCCCACTTTTGCCGTGAAATCACCGTAAACGATTTGGCTATAGCCGCTCAGGCCGTGCTGCGTGACTTGCGCGCCAGATAGTGCCATATCAGACGATCTTAAAAGTGTCGCCGTTAGCGGGCGCGGTTGTCAGTGCAGTGAACGTCAACAATCCGCTTGCGCTTGCGTAATCCGTGATGTCAGATGCCTCGCCAGCGCAGTTGCCTGATAGCCATATGATTACTCTGCCGATCAACTGATCATTAGCATAACCTGTCAAATCAGACGTGGCCTGCGTTGTCGATAGCGTCCCTGTAGCTGCAGCTCCCGTAATAACACCTGAAACGAGGGTGTCAACGATTGCATCTACAGTTGCCAACGCGGTCGACGTAGCCAACCCGCTCTGCAATTCCGTCGTTAGATCAGCGGCGGCGGCGGCTGCAGTCATGACGTTTGCAGCCATGGCACCCACTGATGCGTCAATTCGACCGCTGACCAGCGCGGCGGGGATGCGGCCCTGAATGTCTTGCGTATCCGTCTCGATTGCTGCAGTTTGCGATTTAACTGCAGCTACGTCAGCCGAAACGCTAGCGCCGGCAGGTGCGCCAAGTCGTGCGTATGCATCGCCAGTTTGCGCCGTGTGACCGGTCAGCGTCGTGCATGTGTCAGTTAACACGACACCTTGTACTTTGTGCGTAGATGGATCGTAACCGGTGTCCGCAAAATCTTTGAGATCGGTTGCAGATTGCGAGCTGCCGCCGATTTGCCGCACATCCGCCGCGAATGGCAGCGAGTTGGGTACCGTTGGCGTGCCAAAAACCAGATATGTAATCGTGCCGCTCGGGGTTGCTTGCGGCCATCCTGAAATCGTGAACGTGTCGCCCGATACGCTGACGATCATAACGCTCTGCCAATATCCCTGCGTCGATCCGTATGCCCACAGCGTATGCCCCAACTTAACGATATCGTCAGTTGCAGCAGAGCGACCGACCAGCGTTGTTGACGACACTGATTGTGCGGTACCGCTTTCGAGTATGCCAAGCGCCGCAATAGGGCCGGACGATGGCAATGCAACGTTGCCGAAATCAAGCCCGGCCTCCCCGGTGCTCGCTACGTCCAGTGTGCGACCTGCGGTTGTCGGCCCGAGCAGGCCCGTTGTCCCTGCGTCAATCAGACTGTCATTTATCGCAGCAGCGCGGAACCCGAATATAGGCGAACGCCATGGCAAAACGCCGGTTGCGACACCTGTGAACCAACCAAACCCCTCCGTGTCATTATTAATTGATGCGCCGCCAGATGCCGGTATTTCTATACTGTACATCCCATCGCCCTGATGCGCCCAGTCGTACGTGCCCGCAGTTGTCGGCGTAACCGCCGTCTGTGTGTATGCCCCGCCAGTCGTGACAAAATTCCACACCAGATCCATGCCGGAGGCGTTATACGCTACCGTCGTTTCTCGTGATTTAAAATCAGTGTCGTCAGTCAACGGAAAAATATTGACTGGCACCTCCGACAGCGCTGTGTCAACGTCAAAATAAATATCCGGCATTTTCCTGTCTCACTGATTTTGTCGATAGTAATAGTTTGATGCGCTTCCGCCGCTGGATGCGGTGAAATCTATTTTTATCCCGTTTACCTGCCCATACGATGACCCTGTTCGCACAGTCGCCGTTATCGTTAGCGCGTCTGATGCCCCTATGGTTACCGAACTTGATACAAACTCGTTGGGCGGTGTTGTCGCGTCGAGTCCGGCATCAGTTGCGCCGGTGCTAGACGATCCACTGGCGCCATTTACCGATATGTCTACGATTCTCGGCCCGGTCGCATCACGCGCAGAGAAAAACGATACAACAGCTGTTCCGGCGCCAAGCCCGCTAACGACAACGTTGCCTGACGATGCCTCGCCATCCAGACGCCAAAACGACTGTTTTACAACGTCCGGATAATCACCCGTTATGTAATCAGCGCCGCCCGAATCCAAAGTCACGTCCCATGCGTCCGTAACAGATATGGATACACCAGACACAACGCTACCGGCGCTATCTACAACTGATCCTGATGCAATTTTTGTCCCTGTAGATGTGCCGCCAATTACGGTGTTCCAATTTGTTGAAGCCGCCGCTGAGCTGTCGCAGAAATTTAGCTGTATCATCGTCATTTACAGATTCTCCCCACACTCGAACGACACATCATCTATGTAGATGTCTGTGGGGTTTGCGACAATTCCGCTGTTCGCCCAACCAAATAAATAGCCGTAACGAAACTTTTGCAGCGTAGATGGCGCGTTAGATGGCAGCCCTGTCAAACTCAACACGCTGCTACCGTTCAACCATGCCTCTGCAGTGCCGTCACTGCCTCCCATGGTTGTGGCGCCTCGGAAAAGCCAGCTTGCTTGATGCCAAGCCCCACGCATAGCTGCGGTGAAATAATCAGTCGCAACACCATCTACAGGACCAATACCACCACCTTCAGCGGTTATATCAATTTGCATGTCACCATCTGTCGACGATGACATCCAGAGTGAGGCGCCAACTTTGCCAAGAAATCCATAAGATTCCTCGCCGTTATTTGCGCCGCCTCCTGGCCATAATCTAATTAGTTTGTTATTCCAGCCAGTGTTAACTGCCTGGTAATTCGACGGCAGCCAAAACCGATATGTCACACGAACGCATCGATATTCAGCACCAAGATCAAAGGGCATTTGGCCACCATCAGCGTACTGCGGAACTTTGACTGAATAAGTACCGGTGTATGCGCGGGTTGTTGATATTACGCCGTGCCCGCCTTTACCGTTATCCCAAGCGAACGGCGCACCAGGTCCGTTTAAATCACCGCTTTCAAACGAATCGCTATACGTTGTTGACGCAACATCAGTCGTGTCGTTTGCAACAGATGTGTATGAACTATCGCCGTAACCATTTGTTGATTTTACGCGGTAGTAATATGCGGTTTCCGCAGTCAAGCCGGTGTCGCCATACGATGTTGCATTTGCTGCTGTTGTCGTAATAACAGACCAGCCTGTGCTGCCATCTGCGCTACGCTCTACAACAAAACCTGTCTCGGTATTTGAGTTGTCTACCCACGTCAAATTTATCTGCGTAGAAGATACCGCCGTTGCTACCAAAGAGCTTGGCGCTTCTGGTGCTGCACCTGTCGAATACGTCAGTTTTATTTCTACCGCTGTCGCCCTAACCGCACCTGTCGTGCCGCTGAATGACGTTGCAGCCGATGACCATGACGAAACAGTTGATGTAGTACGATATGCGGAAGATGTGTCCGTAGCGTCTTGCGTCTGGCCGATATATTCCATGCCAGATGGTGGCGTAGTCAGTCCTGTTATGTCTGCTGCTACCGAAGCGTAAAACGCAATTACTCGCGATGTGTTGTCCGTATTCTGCAGTGTTAACGCCGGAATTGCAGGGCTAACCCCACTGCCTGATGCATTGTTTGCGAATGCACCTATAGTCGGCGTCCAACCAGATGATGGGCGCTCATGAACGATGATCAAACTCGTGGCGTTTGTAAATGTGCCTGCTGTTTCTGATGTCGATGCTGCAATTTTCCAAGCGAGCGCATAACCGAGCGCATTCGCTCCGCCGCTTGATATCGTTGTCCACCCACCCGGCACAGTTGGCGCAGTGCTCGATCCATCACGTGATGCATACGCGACAAAATAATCGCCGATCTGATGCGTGCCGATCGTGGCGGTATTTGTGCCCGTGTATTTGTCGATTAGCGTTGAGCTTTGCGCGATTACCGGCACGCCAGACGCTCTGGCGCGCATCAACATCATTAGCCCCACGCGCTGCTCCAATCATCGAAAATCGTTGTTTTAATCACAGCAGCGCAGCCCATCGCGTAAATCAGGGAAAACGCGCACAGCAGAACCGCCAACACGAAAATGCGCGTAAGCAATTCTTTGATAAATGCGGTCATTTCTTATCGGTAATCCGATTGTTCAAAAATCTGCGGATGTAAATTCTGACTTGAACTGCGCCGATAAATCCGACGAAGGAGCCTATACCAGATGCAATGATAAATAACACCAATAGCTGGTAGTGATACGCAACGACTGGCAGATTGAAATCGGAGACGATCGCGAGCAGCACAATTCCAGCCATGACAAATAGGCTAATGAATGAGCACAAAAACGCTTCGATTAAGATGCGAGTTTTGCTGGCTTCTTTGTCTTCCCAGATTGCGCGCAGGATGGTTGTTAAAAACGCCATCGCAGGCGTAGCGACTATCACCGCCGCCAGCTTTTGCAGCTCTGCGCCGCTCGGGTCGTCTGTCATCATTCGATCAGCAGAGGCCCGATAACCGGCAAGGCTTCGCGCACTATGGGCGGCAAGTTGAAACCGGCAGCGGTCAACAACGAACCGACGACGATCCAGAACGCTGGCTTTTGAGCCATGGCCTTTATCTTGTCTTTTGGTTTCATGGTTGACCTGCGTGTTATGCCGGAACAAATAAATGCCCCACCGAACCAGCCCGGAACGGCAGAGCAAACCTTAAATTCTATTTAACATAATCTGGTATTTGTCAGTCAGTACCAGCCCGCGCAATATGACCTACCCTGCCAGACCAAATGTCTGACGCTCAAAAGAGCAAAGGGATCACACTGCCGTGCACTGGGTCATAGCGCAAAATCAGATCACTTATCGGCTACCCGTAACGTGGGCCAGACGACCTACCTGCCCATTGCTGGGAAAGTCACTTATGCGAGCCGTTTAAATCACGAAGCGTCTTCGTGCGTGATGTGGTGCGGGCTGGTATTGAGAACACCTGATCTGACATGTAGATTTCTTCCCGCAGACTGCGACTACATCGCATCAATGGCCTATCGTGGCGGGGGACGTACTGCAATAAAAAAAGGCCCACGGAGGGGGAGCCGTGAGCCTTGGGGGTCGCTGGGTAGCGAGGGACAAAATGGCGGGGCCGCAGCACTTTGGATGCTGCCTGGCATAGCCGACTGGCCCCAGAAACGACAAAGCCCCAGCTTTTAGGCTAGGGCTTCGGCAATTTCGGATTATTGCTGTGTATATAGCATTACTGTACGTACAGTGTCAAGTTCCGTTGATTGCGCCGTCAACCCATGCCTCCCCGGCACGTAATGTGTCGCTGGCCCAGCCGTTTGACTTGCCAAGCCGTTTGGCAATCAGCCGGGTTGAGCAGGCGTCACGATAGTACAGTTCGATCACCCGGTAATGATCCGGCTTGCGGTGCTTCAAAATCCGCAGCACTGGTTCTATGGACTGCGCTAACTCGTCATTTGCCGGGGCTATGTCCACAGTAGACCCGACGTTTTGATCCATGATTATCGCGATACCGCACTTGACGCCGCGCGGCAAGCACCTATCCCTCGCCCATCGCCCCCAGTTTTCCAGCAGCTGATATACGTCTGACATGTCGTCTCCCCAGATCAATCGTCGACTGTACCGCTCCGCATTATGTTGCACAGTTTCGCGGCCCTGTTCGGCACCTGTTTCGCCCATTTCGAACGCCTCATCTCGTGGACAGCTGCTTCCCAGTCTTTTTCTCGTAGCGCCGCAATCGTTTTCCGAAACCCGAGAAAGCCATCAATGCCGAGATTGTAGGTCATATCAATAACGACAGCCTTACGCACATCGTCGAGCGCAGCAAACCATGGCAATCGATGGAACGCAGCGCAAATTAGGTCTATCTCATGTTGCAGCATTCTTTCCGCGTGCGATTGCGTCCATCCCTCCTTTTGGAGTGTTCCTATTTCAACCTGACTAAAACCATGCGACTCCAGGTTGTAACCGTAGCCTATCGTCCACTTTCCGGACGTGCACTGGTATGGCTTTTGTCTAAACCCCTCATGCTCTTTTAGCAGCTCAAGCGCAATGTTTTTGTGCATCGCTATCCCTCGCATGCCATCCAGATTTAGCAGCGGCCAACATATTCAGCCGGACGCGTGTTTTAAAACTGAACCAATCTACTAACGTCCAGTATGGGGTGCGCAGCGTCGCAGCGATTCGTTCAACTGTGTGCCCGTCAGCGCGCAACTTCCATGCTTTTTCAATCTTCGCTGGATTATGATTCTTTGATCTCTTTTTCATACCTTCGCCCTCCGCTCGTAACCTTTAACAATTCGTGCTACACACCTACGCCCGCGAATGTGTTTTGGATTAACGCTTGCCGTTAACTCGTCCCAAGTAGATTTCACCAAGTCGTTCAGATCATCAAGCTTTGCTGGTTCTTGCGTGACAATCTCGGACTGCTCGACGTATTTTGAACCGTCATCTGCGACGCAATCTAAAAACAATTCAACCCGCCAATAATGCGCTCGATATTTTGCGTACTCGACCGCTAGCGTTTTGTCTCGCAGCGTCATCGGGCGCTTAAGTATCGGTTTTGTAAACCTGACGCTTAATATTTTGTCGTCTGTGAAGCCTTCATGCAGGCTCCACAGGCTTTCATGCTCAAGCACAATGTGGCTTATGCCAGACGCAATCTGCAAAAGCTCGTGATTTGGTATTTTCATTCGCAATGCTTTCATCTGGATCACCCGTTTTTCATTGCGCCCCAGCGTTCGCAAATCTCTTTTGCCTCATCAGCCGAATGTTTCGGTTTTTCGATCCGCTTCCAAGACTGCAACGCAAAGCCGTCTGCGCTCAAAGTTTCGTGTAAGTGCTGTGGCGTATATTCCACAGGATAAACGCTAGGATTTTTAACAATTCGATATCGACCACATTCTGATATCAATTCGTAGATGGATTCGCCATAACGCCACTCGATCATACCCACCCCTCAAACTCTATCCGCCCTATCTCCCCTGCCTTCCTGAGCGATTCCAGCCGTTTCAGCTCTGCTCTGTAATGCCGGTACATCTCTTCTTTCTCAGGCTTTGGCAGCTTGCGTACCTTCTGCGCCTTCTCACGCAGTATCTCAATCAGCCCGTCACCCAACCGCTTGCGCGCCCACTCATGATGCTCAACCGGGTTTTCACCCATCTTCATGTGACAGCCAGCGCACAGCGAAAAACAGTTGTCAGGATTAAACCTAGTACCGAGATACCTACGCCCGAACAGGTGCGAACAGTGCAAGGCTTGTCTCGTGCCTTCTGGGAACTGCCGGGAACATAGTTCACACGTCCAGTTTGATCGCTCTCGAACCAAGTCAGAAAATACGATGTCGTACTTGTCGCGTTTAATGCCGCCAAAGCTCATGCTTTTCTGGCCTCCGGATATTCAAGCAAAGCCTTTTCGGCAGGGTCTGACCACCACACGCCTTTATCTGCGCCGAATGCCAGCGCCGCCTCGATCATTTCAGAAATAAACTTTACACTTTCGCTGCTGGTCTCGACACCTATAACAACCATTTCGCCGTCGATACCCTGAACAAACTCTTGCTTTCTAACATACGCGCCAATGATGCGCTTCCAAACTACTACGCTATGCTTTTTACCGCACCACGCAACCTGTCTTGATATGTCGCCCAAAACCGCATGTAATTTTTTGTTCTGTTCTAGAGTCCTTGTGCTACCCTCTTTAATCTTGACCACATACGCTTTGTCCGCCTCGATGTGTTCCATTGCCTGCGAAAATACGTGCCGGATTTCCCTACCTGAGCAAATTGTGTCGGTGATTTTCATGAGCCGATCACCTCGGCGTCGTCGCCATCCATCCAGTCATGCGAGCGTGTTTCGCGCAGGCTCATTTTAACGACACCTTGCCCCATCATCTCGTCAGCGCCGTCGAATTGAAGGTCCGCCACTTCGCCCCAGCGCAAATCATCGATGGTGTAATCTGGCCTAAATGCCTCAGGGTTTACAAACTCTGTTGTAACGTCGCCAAAAAGGTAAAGCTGATCATCGCAAGTAATCTCAACTCGCCCGCTCTTGCCTCCAGCCTCCGCAATGATCTGCTTCAAGATCTCAGGCGTGCCGATCAACAGCTGGTACAGATCAGCGCTGCCGTTGAACTCAAATATTTTTTTGTTCATTTGCCCGCCCCCATGTATATCGCCAGTGCCAGAATGCCGAACAACACAACGCCGCACACAAGCCCGGCGATTGCATTGATTGAGTACGGATCACGCCTCGTCATCTTGTTCACCTTTCTTGTATGGCCTTACGTTCCAAAGCGGGCAGTTTGTGCAGTTGCAGTTTTGTATCTCTGATCGCTGACCATATGCGCAATCCCAGCATTTTGCGTTTATAGCTGCTCGCAATGATTGTGGGTTGCGCTTTGCTTTCTCGATTGGATCAAGGCGCTCAATCTCAACCCCTTGCGCCTTCATCTCCTCGCGCTTTGCTCTTGCTTTTTCAAGCGCCGCGCTTGATTTGTTTTGTTCACGCTTGTTCATGGCTCACCCACTCACCGTACAGAAACTGTCTGCGCATCGTCTCTTGATAGATGCCCTCTTGCTTCCCACGCTCGAACGCTTCTTTCCGCTCGATCTCATGCCACTCTTGATCTGCCTGCCTGCCCGACATCGCAAGCCACGACATCAGCAGCATTCCGACCAGCCCACCCGCTGAAAACGCCACTACCACATACGTCCATTTAATCATTGTTGTTCTCCTTGTTATTCAGCAAATCGTGTTTTGATGTAATCGATAAGTATCAAATACTCTTTCTCTGTCTTTTTGCCTGCGTGCACCTCTTTCACTTTCCGCTCAAACTCGTCAATCGTCCCTATAAAGCAGCCTCTAGTAACGATGATTTCTTTAGTTTTTGAGTAATATGCCGTCAGCGTTCCGTTTTCGCTGCCAACTTTTGAAAACCACATCACCTGCGCATTGCCGGACACCTCCGCATCGCCGTGCACCTCCGCATTGCCGGACACCCACGCATTGCCGTACACCCGCGCATTGCCGAACACCTCCGTATTGCCGGA